CGGACAGACGATCCACACGTTCACCGCGTCCGGCACGTTCACGATCACCGGCGGCGGCGGCGGGGCGGGCGGCGGCGGATCCATGTTCGAGGTGTTCTAACTGATGCCCTTGTTCACCGGCTTTTGCGGCGGCAGTAACGCCGAGGCGTCCTCGGTGATTGATGCCGAATTGACGGTCAACCTGTACCGGACGACCGTCGAAACCGAAGGCGCCGCGAAAGCCGCGTACTTGCGCGGCACGCCAGGACTGCGCCGCACGGTGACGGTGATCGCCGGCGCGTCGGCCTGCCGCGGCGTGTTCTATCAGGACGGGCGCGCCCAGGCCGTGATCGGCGCGACGCTCTACGAGCTCGGGATCGATCCCGCGAGCGGCGATGTCGTCGGCGCGTCGGTGATCGGCCCGATCCGCGATGACGGCCTCCCGGTCAGTTTCGCGACCAACGGCGACGGCGGCAACCAACTCGTGATCTGCGGCGGCGGCCAGCTCAAGCTGTTCAACCTGGCGACGAATGTCCTCAGCGCCGCGATCGCGCTGCCGCTCGTCAACCCGCCGCAGTTTGTCGGCTTCATGGACGGCTATTTCGTCCTGAGTGAACGCGGCTCGATCCGGTTTTGGTTCTCGGCGATCGAAAACGGCTTGCTGTGGGACGCGCTCGACTTCGTGAGCCGCTCGACCGCCAGCGATCGGATCATCGCGACGATGTGCGCCAATTCGCGCGTGTGGGTGTTTGGCTCCGAGACGGGCGAGGCGTACGAAGATGTCGGCGACGCGGATAACCCGTTTGAAATCGGCCTCGCCGCGCCCTACTCGCTGAGCCTCGGCGTATCGACGTTGCGCTGGATCGGCCGCAGTCGCACGAGCGGCCTCGCGGTCTATCGCCTCGACGGCTACGCCGGGACGCGGATCAGCACGCACGCGATCGAGGCCGGCCTCGCGCGCGCGACGACCGTCGCCGACGCCGAAGCGTTCACCTACACCCAACAGGGCCACCAGTTCTATGCGATCACCCTGCCGTCGATCGGCGTGGCCGGTGACACGATCGTGCTCGACGAGATCGAACATGCGTGGCATCACCGCCGCGCGTGGAATCCGACCCTGAGCCAAGAGGAAGCGTGGCGCGTGCGCGGGCACGCCTTCACCGGCCGCCGGCACGTCGTCGGCACGCGCGACGCCGGGATCCTCTGTGCGCTCGACCTCGAGACGTACGACGACGACGGCGCGATCCTCCGCGCCCGCCGGCGCGCGCCCTACCTCGGCGCCGAGAACACGTATGCGTCGATCGACCGCTTCGAGCTCGGCACCGAGCCCGGCGTCGGCCTGAACAGCGGGCAAGGCAGTCTCCCCCAGGCGGAACTCTTTCTGAGTCGCGACGGCGCGAAAACGTGGGTGAGTGCGGGCCTGGCGACGCTCGGCGCGATGGGGCAGTACGGCGCGCGCGTGCTGTGGACGCAGCTCGGCCAGGCGCGGATCGATCGGCTCGTGTTCGAAGTGGTGATCACGGACCCGGTGAAGCGCCTGATCGGGCCCGGCGCGTGGATCGGCGTGACGCCGGGGCGGGCGGCCTGATGGCGATCGGCGATGTCCCGCTCACCCCGATCATTGACACGGTGACGGGCTCCGTCACGGAGATCGGGCGGATCTTTCTCCGCACGCTGAGCGCGGCCGTCGGCGCGCTCGCGCCGATCGACGCGGCCTATTGGACGAGTCGCGCGGCCGGCGTGCTCTCGGCCGAGGTGAATCTCGGCGCGCTCGCGTCCGGCTATCTCAAGATCGCGACCGCCGTCGGGATCGCGACGCCGAGCACCGTGCCGACGATCCCGCAAGCCGACGTGAGCGGGCTGCCGGCGGCGCTGGCGGGCGCCGCGCAACTCGCCGGCGGGAACAGTTTCACCGGGAATCAGACGATCGCCGGCGTCGTCACCGTGACGGGCTTCGGGGCGCACACCGTCACGGCGGGCGGCCTCGGCGGCCACAGTCTCACGATCCGCAATACCACGGCGGGCAGTAACTACGCACAGCTCGCCGTGGGGAACGATGTCACCGCGCAACTCGGATCGCTGTTCGGGTTTGCCTCGACCTATCCCGCCTCGGCCGACGCGATCCCGAGCGGCGTCACGCTGCGCGGGACGGGGAGCGGCGGCCTGACGCTCTCGACCTCCGGCGCGACCGCGCTCCGCTTCGTGACGAGCCTGGTCGAACGGATCCGGATCCTGGGCACCGGCGAGCTGTTGATCAACACGCCGACCGCGCTCGCCGGCTTCGTGCAGAAGATCGGGATCGCCTTCGATGGGGCGGCCGGCTCGCCGATCGTGTGGCAGAACGCGAACGCGGGCAACACCGGCAACCTCGCCGTGTTTCTCAACAGCGCGGGCGGCGTGGCCGGCTACATCAACCAGACGGCGGCGCTCGCCGTGAATTACAACACCACGTCCGACGCGCGCCTGAAAACCGACGCCGGCCGCGCGACCGATCTGTCGGCGCTCCGCGCGCTCGTGGTGCACGACTTCCGGTGGAAAGCCGACGGCGCGCGCGATCGCGGCGTGTTCGCCCAGGAAGCGGCGGCGCTGTTTCCGCGGGCGATCACGCCCGGCACCGACGCGACGACCGCCGCCGGCGCGCTCGTACAGCCGTGGGCCGCCGACTACAGCAAATTTGTCGCCGACTTGATCGTCGGCTGGCAACAGCACGAGACGGAGATTGCGACGCTCCGCGCCGCGATCGGCGAGCTCGTGGTTGCGCTCGCGAAAGGATCGCGCGCTGATGCCTAACACCTCCGTCCTCGGCGGCCAGAGTGAAGCCACGATCGATCAGGCCAATATCGCCATGCGCGCGTCGCCGTGGTACCAGGAACAGATGCGCGCCTGGAACCAAGATCCGGGGCATCCGACGCTGCAAGCCTGGCAGCGCGACCAACTCACCCGCGCCGCGCAGGCCAACGGGTACATCGTCGATCAGGGCCATATCGAGATGGACGACCACGGTAATTTCAATCCCATTGGTCACAAGCTCCGCAACACGATCATTGTGATCGGCCTGGCGGCGGCGACCGTCGCCACGATGGGCGCGGCGGGCGCGTTTGCCGGCGCGGCCGGCGCCGGGACGGGCGCCGCGGCCGGCACCGGGGCGACCGTGGCCGGCGTCGAGGGCGGCGCGGCGGGCCTGTCGAGCGGCGCGCTCGCCGGCCTTGGCACCGGGGCGATGGGCGCGGTGCCCGTCGCCGCCGGCGTCGGCGGCGCCGCGGCAGCCGGCGCGCCGATCCTCGAGGGCCTGGCCGCCGGCGGCGGCGGCGCCTCGACCGCGATCCCCGCCGGGGCCGGCCTGGCGGGCGTCGAAGGCGGCGCGTATGGCGTGGGTGATACGGCGCTCGCCGGCCTCGGCACCGGCGCCATGGGCCCGACCGCGCTTGTCGGGACGACCCTGCCGAGTGCCGGCGCGATCGCCGCGGCGAAGGCCGCCGGCTACACGGTCGACGGCAACGGCGTCGTCACCGACGCCGCGAACGTGCCGCCGGACTACTTCAGCACCGCGGCCGGCACCCGCAGCTATGCGGATCTGATCAAGTACGGCCTGCCGATCGCCGGCGGGATCGCCTCGTCGCTGATTCAGGCCAACGCCAGCGGCAAGGCGTCCGACGCGCAGCAGAAATACCTCGAGGACGCGCTGGCCTACGAGAAGGAAAACGATCTCTATAACCGGGGCGTCGCCGCGGACAAAGTGAAGCTCGAGGCCGGCCGCTATGCCGACTACACCGGGCGGATCGGCGGCTTTGTCGAGAACGGCCAGAGCAGCAACGATCGCATGAGCGCCTTGCTCGGCCTGCCGGCGCGCAGCGGCGCCTCGAGCGGCGGCGCCGCGAGCTACAGCAGCTACGGCACGCCGGGCCCCCAAGGCGTCACCGTGTCGCCCGAGCTCACGCAGCGCGTGATCGACAACTACAAGGCGCTCGGCCTCACGCCGACCGGCGCCGGCACCGGGCCGACGGATACGGCCTACTTCGCGAGCAAGTACGCGGAGACGGGCGGCAGCACTCCCGGCAACGATGCGTATTGGTTTGGCCCCGGCGGGCGCATCGCGAAAGAGGCGACCCAGGCCGGGCTGAAGTTCGGCACGCCGACCACGCCGCCCGCCGCGACATCCCCGACACCGTCTCAGACAGGGGCGACACCGACCGCCCCGACGCAGCAAGGCGCGCCCGTCGCCAAGAGTCTCGTGACGGTGCGCTGGCCCGACGGCAGCTCGTTACAGGTTCCCCCGGATCAAGTGGAGTCGTACCGCCGCGGCGGCGCGACGGTGCTAGGAGCGTAGATCATGGCCGCCTGGACACAAGCCGAGCTCGCCGAATCGCAGAACGCGGCGAATCAGTACTACACGTCCCACCAAGCCGCGCAAGGCTGGACGCCGGACGACGTGAACCAGCAGTACCAGTATTGGCGCAACGAGGGACACAGCCACGCGGAGGCCATGGCCCATATGACCTCGGCGCTCGGATGGGCCGCGAACCCCACGCCGGCCGCGTCTACCGTGTCGAACGACCAGATGGCCGGGTTCTATCAGAGCAACCTCGGCCGCCCCGGCACGCCCGAGGAATACGCGCCGTGGAACCGCGACTATGGCGGCGACGCGAACGCGATCCGTCAAGCGATCTACGACTCGGCCGAAGCGCAGGCGTACCGCGCCAAACAAGCCGGCGGCGGGACGACGAGCGGCGGCAGCACCGGCGGCGGCGGCACCGGCGGCGGCGGCGGCGCCATGGCGGCGCCCGGATGGAGCGCGCCCGCCGGCCCGCCGTCGTCCGGCTTCGGCGCCGCGCCGCCGACCTATCAGAGCGATCCCAACGCGCCGCAGTTTCAACCGCTGCCCGAGTACCGGGCGCCGACGTGGACCGGCGGCGATTTCGTCAACCCGAGCGAGGAGGATCTCAAGAGCTCGCCCGGCTACCAAGCGCGCCTCGACCAACTGATCAAGACCAAGACGCGCCAGGCCGCGGCGCAGGGCACCGTGTTGAGCGGCGGGACGCTCGTCGCGCTCGATCGCGCCGGCCAGGACTACGCCACCAACGAGTACCAGACGTTTCGCAACAACGCCCTCGACGCCTACAAACAGAAGTACGCGCAATTTACCGACGCGGCCGGCATGGACCTGAACGCGCGCACGATCAACGCGAACCAGAATCAGCAGACGTTCGCGAACCGGACGCAGACCTACAACACCGGGAACGCGCGCACGCTCAGCGACTACCTGACCAACGTCACCGCGCAGCGCAACGCCGAGCTCGATTACTGGAACCGGCTGAACGATGTCAACCAAACCGGCGCCAACCTCGCCGGCAGCAGCTACCGGGCGCCATGAGCTCCGTCAGCGCGATCCTGCAGCAGATGGCGGAAAACGCCGGCCGGGCGCAGCTCGCGCGCGGGCAGACGTACGGCTCGCTCGTCGCGCAGGCCTCGCAAGTGCCGGCGCAGATCATGGACGACCGCGAGCGCCAGGCCACGCTCGATTTTCAGCGCGCGCGCGAGGCGCAGCAGATGGCGCTCGCGACCCGCGCCGATCAGCGCGCGACGCTCGATCAGGCCTACCAGGATCAGCAGCGCGCCGCCAGCCTCGAGCACGATCGGATCGTGCGCGCCGGCCTCGTGGCCGCGATGGGGCCCGACGGCGATCCGAGCCAGTTCGACGCGAAAGCCGCCTTCCAAGCCGTGTCGCGCCTCGGCCGGCCCGACGCGCTCGCCGACGTGATCAAAACCCATCAGGCGATGCGGACGGCGCCGCTGTTCAAGAAGGAAGGGGAGACGGGCGTCGATCCGTATACCTACCAGCCGATCCCAGGCCTCGAGGCGACCCCGAAGATGCCCGAGATCGGGACGCCCGGCTACGGCATCGCCACGCGGATCCA